CCAGGAGTTAACAAGCCGAGGCCACTGCCCACGGCCAGTAAATCACATTGACAGTAATAGACTCGAGCATTGGAACCAATTATTTTACAATAAAACAAATGGCTACCCTACAATATTACTCAGCAAATCGAGGATACACTATAATGCTCAACAATTCTTTCCAAGTTCTTTCTGAACTTGAGGACAGCGACGTATATGAAGAAAAGGAAGCTTTTGTGTCGGCGACCGAAGTGGCGAGGTATGATTCCGCTGCTATGTTAGACACGTGCGATTTGGACTCTTTGAAGTCAGCCCCCATGACAACGGGGGCGGAACAGGTTGTCAACTCACGCTATGGAAGCACGTGTGTTGTGTGCGACAGCGATGACGACGGCACTATGCCATGCTATGGCTGCGCTGTCCCAATACACGCTAGCTGCTTTGCTGAGATGGCTTCTAAAATGGGGCGGAAACAAGGAGGTCCTTGTCCTAACTGTTTTACCGACCCTATGATAGAATGCAAGTATGATCCACTTGATCATTTGTCGCCCTCGGATGCTGACGAGGAGTTTGTGGACCATACACAATACCACGTCACTGAGGACACCCGTGGTAATTGTGATTTTCTCTTAACGGCTGAATGCGTCGTGAAGCCAAGAGACAAGTCGGAGAAGAAAAGAGGAGCCTCCCCGACAAAAGCCATAAAGAAATGGCCAAAGAAGAAGTCTAAGCGCACACCTTCTTCGTCCTCCAAGAAAACGTCCTCAGATAATGAGACCATAGGCCTTCCTCCTCCGGCCTCTAACCCCGCAGTAGGGACTGCTTCCGCAGAGCAATCGTACACAGACGAGAAACAAATATCTCTAGAGTCTAAGAAGATTAATCTTAAGTTTTTGCAGCGGGACTTAGACCGCTTGGAAAATTCCAATTACCATAACATTGAGAGTTTTGCAAGTAGTATTGGATGTACTGTTGCTTTAAATCCCAACGCCTTCCTGTTCACATATGACAGTAAAAATGTCAATATGGTCTCAGCCAATTCCGATTATAGTGTGTACAACATTGACAAGTCCAATGTGGTTTTTACCTCAATTGATGGAGGGATTGATGCCAAATTTTCGGTCGTTGGCACTTATGCAACATGGGATAGGAAAAGCATTGTTCGACGTGTGTCGTCATGTCTCTGTTTCCTCCTGGTCCAGTCTCATGACAGTGAGACGGACCCTTCAACACAAGGGTCTTTCCACCCGTTGCCCGAATACACACTGGGGCAGTTGTTTGGTGTTGGTGTTGATGTTCGTGTCGAATTCTCTTGCCAGTCTGTCATACCCCGCATAGGAGACACGAAAGGAACAGATCTTCCTCGCCTTTTCAATCTGGCCATGACACACTACAAAAGATTTTATGCCGTTTACCCATCGCTAGACTTCCATGTAGCCACGGTTTTAGCCTCCGACGCGTTTTGGGATGCTGTAGAGAAGTTCTATGATGACCTGGCCGAACGGTGGAAACACAGACACAAGACGGAGTTGTTGTCACAGGCCAGTGACAGGGGCTATACCGCAGAGGAGATAGAGGAAATCTATCAAAGATACCGGAAGTGGGCCACCATCAAACAAGTGGCCGTCAAAACCATGTGCGCGGCCGTACCTGTGGTCGGATGGGCTGCCGGCGCTTACTTTTTCTCCAAGGGATTTTTCAAAGGTGTTGCCGGCAGGCGCAGGGAGGCTATACAAGGAGTAGCCGACTATTTGTCGCCAGGGGGCCCTCCCATTTCCATAATGACCTGTAATACTATCGACATTGAGAAATTTTCAGGCTCTGACCGTCCTTATCCCGAACAGTGGTCAGAGATGGTTTTGGAGCCTCCTGAACCTCCTTCACCTACTGAACGTAAAGAGTTTTTGCAGGTTTATGGTGCAACTATGCCAATCCCTGTCGCCATACCTGTCAACGACAACAGGAACCTATATGATGCATTGAGACACAGGGTGGTGTTTGATAGGCCGGTAAAGAAAGACAATCAGGAATTGGTTGAATCGTTTATAGCCGCCTCAAAAGCAACTATCGATAAAATGCCAGATTTCGAGGTTGATTATGAGGGCAACCGTGAACATTTGCGCTCAACTTATGGCGTCAAGAAGGGAGATCGCTTGTACGCCATGGCTGAAGAACCTTTAGACTACAAGGACACTAACAGTGAGTTGTTCGTTAAAGCCGAGCCATATTTCAAGACCGATCCTAAATCACGTATGATTTGGAATCGTAGTGAACGCATGTTAGGGCATTTCTCTGTCATCTTCAAGAAGCTCGCCAGGCAAATGAAGGCATACTGGAACGAGCGTGGGCACATGAAATATGTGTCCGGTGACACTCCTGACTCCATGGGGTCGTATGTCGAATATGCCGACATCTTCCCCTTTCACTTTATGTCTGACGTGTCTAGTTGGGACGGTTCTTTACAAGATTATATACTCGGCTTGGAACTGTACTTTCTCGAAAACAAGGTTCATGGCATTTCCGAAGGAGACATGCAGTTCCTCAAAGATAATTGGTTCCGTATAAGAGGCTGTTCTAAAGATAGGCGTGTCCGCGTGTCAGGGCATCATGGGAGACGGTCGGGTGATCTTTGGACATCATTGTTTAATTCGATGATTAATTGGCTCATCCATTTGTGGGCATATGACCTCAAGGTAGGCCATTATGCCCTAATGATTCTCGGTGATGACTCAACGGTGTCTATAGCAGAGAAACCTGACATGAACTTGGTCAAGAAGAAATATGAAGCTTTAGGCATGACAGTCGATATCATAGAGTGTGAAGAAGCCAGATGGTTTGAATTCTGCTCTGGATATTTTTACCCTGTTGATGGTAGACTGCGCTGGGGTGTTAAACCTTTCAAAGTTCTTGCGAAGTTGGGTATGAACTTTGGCAAGCACGACCCGAAGCTTTATAAGTCTCTGCTTTATGGGACCGCGACCAGCCTTTTGCCCATCGCTGGTCACGTTCCCATAGTGGGCGCAGTCTGTCGTGCCATTACAAGGACCGCTAAAGAGGCAGGTATCAAAATGCGTAAAGACAACAGGTTTGAGAATCCATATCGGCCTGGTGGAGGCGTTGTTTTGACTCCTGGCCCTGATACCTTTTCGTGGTTTGCTGACAAGTACGGGATTTCGGAAAAACGGCTCCGAGAAATAGATTCCTGGCTGGAAGCACGTCTGCACATCAATGATTTCCCACTCTATCTTGACGATCCCATATTCACTGATGGTGCCGGCGTAGATTTGGGAGTTGAACGATTTGATGATCCGCGCACGGTCATCGTTCCTCGACAGTCCCAAGAGTACATTGAAGAGGTTGATAAGTTACGCGGCGTGAACTCGCTGTTTGGAGCAATTCGCTCTGGCTGGCGAGCTGGTGAAGTAGAGAACCGATTGGCCGCTTCCAAAGGTATCCATATAGATCACCGTGCACACCACGCTGTGTTTTCGGCGGTGTCATACTTGAAGCTAGATTATGGTGTGGCGCTCCATAGGAAATACAACGAATGGGTTCGGTCTAGGCGCCCGGACGTGTTCCGTTCCCCACCGATTGAATGCAACAAGAAGAAGCTCCAAAACACCAAGAAACCTAAGAAGCGGATGACTGTCAAGAAAGGTGGCAAAGGGTCTGCAGCCTTGAGAAAGCTAGCAAAAGTGGCAAAGCAGGTGGCAGGGGCAGCCATTGAAGCTGGTAAGCACAAGGCCATGGAAGGCTTGGTCTCCGTATTATCTGGCGTCGGTGATTACACGTCTGCCGGAGCTGTCATCGGTGGAGTTACGCCTACATTTCAAGGCAACAATGGTGAAATGGTGTTGACTTTTTCAGAATACCTTGGTCCTATTTATTCGTCTACCGTCTTCACCACCCGACGTCTTTATTTGAATGTCGGCGACGCTAACACGTTCCCCTTTGCCTCCTCTATAGCTTTGAATTTCACCTTGGCGGACATATTAGAGTGTGTCTTCATGTACAAGTCCCTCAGTGCCACTGCCTTAAACAGCACAAACACTGCGTTGGGCTCTGTGATGATGGCAGTACAGTATGACGCTGATGAAGCGCCGTTCGGAGCCAAGCTGCAAATGATGAACCACTACTTTGCAACTGAGTCTGTTCCTTCTCGCGACATGATCATGGCAGTAGAATGCAAGAATTCTTTTGAACCCTTGCACGCCAGGTATGTCTCCCCAGGCCCCGATGGTTCAGACCCACGTTTTAGCAACTTGGGTGTGTTGACCATAGCTACTCAAGACAGCCAGGCAGCCTCTAATATCGGTGACTTGTGGGTGTCTTATAAGATCAAATTCATGCTACCGAAACTTAGTATAGGCCCCCGAATTAGTGGAATTTACCATAGGTGGCGCGGTGATGGCACTACTGGATTTTCCACTACTAATTTCCCGGGTGAGGCATGTCTTCATGGAGGCAATGTTGACGTCATCAACGCTGCTAACGGAATTACTTTCCCGTACTTACCTGCTGGCAGATATTATATGACTTTAAACATTCGAAACTATTTAACTGTCGCTGGATTCTCTGCTGTCTTTAGTCTCGGCGCTAAATTAGCCACTTCTGGCTGGCGCTTTAACAGCGACTCTTGGGGTAACACATCAAGTTCTGGTAATACAACTTATGCCAACGACTTCGTTTTCGATTGTGATGGTTCACCCACGAGTCAAGTTATATTTTCTTTCACAGCTTCGGGAACCCAGGGCGGAACTCCTTATTTTGACATTTATTTGTTTAGCGGTCCTCCACCTGATGGCTGGCCAGTTGCAGCCTCGGGCAGTTTGTCATCTTTGTCTTCGCAACAGCACTCTCTAATTGCAGAAGCGGAGAGACGCAACAAACGTGTCCGTATTAGAGACTTGGCTCAAGAATTGGATGATACTAGGCGCATCCAATCCCTGATTGGAAACCAGAGTCTATACACTTCCGAGGATGAGAAGGCGGACATTGAGTTGTTGCGCTCTTTCACTCTCATGTAATTGCTTTCTCGATTACCGGTGCACATGAAATGCTTGAACAACTACCGTTTGTGCTGAAAGTTCCCATGTCCAGGGTCACGGACGACGGTGCGCATGAAATGCTTGGACAACTACCGTTTGCGCTGAAAGACTCCCTCCTCGGGTTACGGGAAAG